ATTCCCTTCTGCGTCATCTAGTCGTGCGTCAATCTCTAGCTTGTTCTGAGCAATAACCGAGTTTGCATCAAGGATTAAAGTGTTGGCCTCGGTAATATCGGCTTCATTCGTTCCGACTCTTGCAGATAAAGTCGTTATGTCACTAGCCAAAGCTAGGGTTTCGTTTGCTCTGACGATTTGCTCGCTGACAAGATCGGCTAAATTTTGATCAATTGACGCCTGTAACTCCAATCTTGCAGATGCCTCTGCGTTTCTTAAATCATCAACGTCAGCACTGATCTGGAACTGAGCAAAAGCAATATCCTCTCTTAATCCTTTGCGGTCATTGTATGCGTTTAAAACAGACTCTAAAGAATTGTATTCAGCAACATCAACTCGCTCTGTCAGCCTTCTAACGTCTTTAACCGTCAATGCGATATTAGCGCCATCAATAGAAGTAATGGCAATCTCTGCGTCTGTTACTCGGTCTTCTATCGCGTCAAATTGTGCAGTTGTGGCCTTGAGGATTATTTCACCCTGAAGTACATCAATCTCACCCTCGGCAGTAGTCAATCTGCCTTCTGCGCCATCGAATTCAGTCTGATTTACCTTGAGAAGTATTGCCGCCTCTGCGCCATCTATGTCAATTTCAGCTTGCGATACTCGTGCATAAAGATCGGTCAAATCAGCAACTTGTGAAGGATCGAAATTGGCACTAGCAATGGCTTGATCTACATAAGTAGTCGAGGCTTTTAAATTAATATTTGCCTCTGCACCATCCAATCTAATCTCGGCCAAATCCAAGCGTGAATCTGTAGCACCTTTGTACGTCTCAAATCCATATATATAGACTTCGCCAGTGCTAGGGTTTGTTGTTATCCCTGCATCTATTAAATTCTTAGCGTTTTGGTGCGCTAGTAAAGCATCCGATAGAATCAAGTCGGCCTGTGTTAGCGTTTCATCTCGTATGAATGCAACGTCATTCTCTACAATGCTTAAATCTGTAGTATCTGCCTTTAAGGATAGATCAGCCGCCACATCTGCCGTGTTTGCCTTTAATGCTATGGCGTCATATACATCACCAATGTCTGCGTTGTAATCAATCGTCTGGACTGCATCATTAATCTTGTTCTGTAGATCAGTGACAAAGAAATCTATATCAATGACAGGCTGTGCAGAATCGAAGTCATTCGCGTCTAGCTTGGTTGCTGAAGCACTAACGCTAGAGGTGGCGTTCGATACGTTATTGGTAAAGTCCACCGACTTCAGCCAGAAGTAGCGCGTGTCACCACCGCTCAAACCAGATAAGACAAAACTCTCACCGTCTATTAATGCAGATGGTGTATCGGGTATAGAATCTGTAGTATTAACAAAGACTTGAACGTGTTTGAAGTCTTTCTCTGTTGGATTATCCCACGTTAAAGTGATGGTCTTAATACCACCAACAGCCGCTAGATTAGTCGGCAAACTAGGCGCAGTGATGTCTGAACTTGGAGTAATCCCCGCTGTGATAGCCGCTGACTCTCTACCAAGTAAGTTAATGGCCGTTACCGAAACACTGTATTCACTCAGACTTGCAGCAATGATTCTGTGCGAAGTATCTCTAGTGTCTAGTGACGTTAAAACGCCATCAACGGTATACGTTAAGCGGTAGAAATCAACGAAAGCATCTACTGAGGCTTCCCAGGTAATATCTATGTAGGCTGAGTAAGTACCGTCTGCTGCTTCGAACACTTGAGAATTTAGAACTAAATTAGTTGGCGGTATTGGCGTCCCATCATAAATAGGAATCTCGCCCTTGAACTCGTATGGCTGTTCATCGTCCGTTGTCCAATCATAAATCTCTGGGCCGGTTTCGATGGCCTGGACATTGACAACAAACTGTTCACCAACGGCAAGTTCGTAACCTACTACTTCGAATACTTTCTCGTCGAACCCTAGCTTTTCATTACTGACCTTGATTGTGTCACCTGCTTTAAACTTCAAAGCAGCCATATTCATCGGTAGAGTAATGACTTTCTGTTGGCGTGATCTTAATAAGGCCAGTTTAGCGATACGCTGTGCCATGACCTGATCTGTGGTCATAGGTAGCGGCATATCTAAATAGATTGGCTCACCATCTTCTAATGCGTAGGTAGAGCTAATCTGAGCGGGGTAATCTGTAGCTATATAATCGTCACCCGCTGAAATGAAAATACCCTTAACAGCGTTATATTGGCTTCTACGACTTTGTTTGGTAGCTAGTTGGATATCCCCAACCAGGTACTTCTCATCGAATACTTCAGATAATGGCGCTCTATATGCCCCTGCATAAATATGATATACACCTGACGAAAAGGTAACAAAACCTGCCATCGATGAAGTTATTGCTTCGATGTTGTCCTTTATCTTTACGGCAGTATCTACAACACCATTACACTCATATCTTGTCTGAACTCCTGCCGTCAACGTATCAGAATCTTCATCACAGATGTTAGCCGCTGCAATTACTGAATTAACATCAAATGCTGTGGATGGTTCACCAAGCCCGTATGACGTGTCTCTCAGATAGTCATATAAAACTAAGGCAGGGTTAGCACTCCAGGCGGTTGTAGACGTGCGGGGGTCAAAGACTTTCTTACCCTTGATCGTTGCGGAGATGTTAGGAATACCATTAGCAAAGGCTTCGACATTGTAATCCAAACGAACAGCGACATAAGCAATACCGTTTAGAACATGATCGGGAGTCCAGTTTGTAGATTGGTTATCTAAAACGCTATCGGCTGTCGTCTGTGTTCCGTCATAGACGCGAATACTTGTGTAGTCTCTGTAATCAGTGGTTAGGAGCGAACCGTTTTCCCAGACCTTTTTGTCATTGAAATAAATGTTCTCGAATGACTCTACTTCATGGGAAGCAAAGGCGATAGCTAAGTGTAAGTAACGGTTTTCTGTACCTTCTGTATTGATATAGACAATAGTCCCGCCTAGTCTCATCTGACCATAGACTAGCTTCCTACTATCGATGGGACTTCGGACCGTTTGCTGTAAACCGGACATGTCTATGCCCGTGTTGACCTTCGGCATCAATGCTCTAGATACAACAGATAGACCTGCACCAATAGCAAAACCAACGATACCTGCTGTGCTGAATACTGTAGCCCAAAAAGCGCCACCGGCAGCGATGGCTGCTGCACCAGTACCTAATGCTCCTGCTAAACCTGCTATCGCCGAGACTGCCATGAACTATCCTCTAAAACACTTCGTATAAAGATTCTCTGAATGATTATACTCTAATCGTTCAAGTAGTGCGTCAAAAGGTTGGTGAGTCTTAGTGTTAACTACCATCAGTGTTACCCCTTCAGCTTCTACCTGCTGAGTGGCGTATTTCAATAGTTTATAACCTGTCACACCTTTACGCGCAGATTTATGTAAGAATATCACATCATTATGCGCAAAAAAGTGGTCACTGTAGTGTAAAGATTTAGAAATGATGACTACAAAGTAACCAACTAACTCATTGTCTTTTCTAGCTGTGTAACACCTCAACGCACCGGCAGCGTCTAATCTTGCGTATTCTTTCCAATCTGGGTTTAGTTTGATGTAATCTTTATTGATGGCTATTTCTTCCCAATGTTGCTCTAACAATGGTTTAACTTCATCTTTTATAGAGGTGAAAGCCTCTAATTGGTAGGTTGTAGCCATTAATACTCCTAGTATCTATCTAAACCACCTGCACCTCTGTGACCTGTACCTGCGCCACCATAACCTGAGCCGCCAGTATTGTTACCGCCAGGTCTTCCCCATACAATATCCAACTGCTGAATACTAGATACCATATCAAGACCACGGTCATCGGGGTAGCGCATTTTTTGATCTTGGTCTGTATAACGTCCTTGTTTCGGCATATCAAAACGAATAAGACGATTCTCAACGCTAACTGTAATGGTTGAGTACTCACCGCCCTCATTTATGGACATAACATCCATAAAACCATTAAACAAAGGTACAGGGTCAGCAATAACATCTCCCGATTCATCCATTGCGCCCAGTTTGATTACCAATTCGCGCCCTTGATAATCTTCATCTCTAGCAATAGCCGCTAATTGGTTATTAACACCTGTGAGACTTACGGTGGTGCCATTAGCGACCAGGTCTGTTGATTCTGATATACCGCCAACACTTAGTAGGTTTCCTGCTCCTACATAGGTCTTAGAGTCGTATGATAGATTCCCGACACCGTTCCATAAATACAGCGGTGCGGTGTCAAAGTCACACTCAACAAGAAGTATTGGTCGGACCACTTCAGCAGTGGTTATCGCGTCCATTGATGCGCTAATGCTTCTCATTATAAAGCCTCAACTATCGCCAATGTGAAACCATAAATACTGGCCTC